TTTGGCGGAAGATATCGAGCCGGGTGGCACCTATGAGGGCGACACTTTTTTGCCTGCTGCCGAGCGGTCCGATGAGGTCCGTCAGGTTGACCTGAGCCCTCCGGCTTACATGCGTGCTTCGGCAAGGCGTGGCCTGGAATGGCACGCTGAGGGTTTGTCTGGCGATGGTTTGGTCGATCGCACCATTTCGGAAGCGCGTGCTATGGCGCGTGGAAATGTTAGCGCGGATAAATGGGTGCGGCTGCGCGCGTGGATTGCTCGTCATCTTGTCGACATGGATGCTCCGAGAAATATTCCCGGCGAGGAGGGTTATCCTGGCAAGGGTGCCGTCGCTATGGCTTTGTGGGGCGGCGGCGGGTCTAAGCGGTCTGCCGAGCGTGCTTTGGCATACGCTGATGGGGTAGTTGGTAGAATTGAGGCAGAAAATGAAGGCCGAGCGAAGGGTGAAGCGTTGAGCAAAATGGAGACCCGCATTCTGAATGTTGATTCATTCGAGGTGCGCGAAGATTCCGACGGGATGCACTTGGAAGGGTACGCTGCCCTCTTTGACTCTCGCAGCGAAAACTTGGGCGGTTTTACGGAGACCATCAAGCCTGGCGCTTTTCGCACGAGCCTGCGCGCCCGTAATGATATTAAGTTTCTTTGGAACCACGACACTGGGGCTGTCCTCGGTTCGACCCGTGCCGGTACTTTGACTTTGACGGAGGATGACCGGGGGCTTCGGGTTTCTGGTACTTTGCCAAATACCAGCCACGGGCGTGATGCTGCGGAGCTGGTACGCCGTGGGGATGTATCGGCTTTTTCTTTTGGTTTTTCTATGCCTGCGCGCGGTGGGGATTCTTGGAACGCTGAGGGTACTGAGCGTGTGTTGAAGTCTGTTAGGTTGCATGAAGTTTCGCTGGTCGCTTTCCCCGCGTACCCTGAAACGGCGGGCACTGCGACGGTTCGCGGTTTGGACAAGATTGCCAAGCGTGCCGAGGTCGATGCGGATGCTCTTGCTGACGCTTTGCTCAAGATTGAAAACGGCGAGGATATTTCTTCGGATGACCGGCAGTTGCTTGAGAAGGTTTTGTCGGAACTTGCCCCGGAGGAAACGCAGCAGGATGTTGCTCCGGAGGAACCGGACACAAGTATGGAAATGCTGGCTTTGAAAAAGAAAAAGCTGGCCCTGTTGATGGGATCGTAATGGCTACGTTTGATGATGTGAAGAAGACGATTTTGCGGGTTGCCGGGAATCCTGTTTCTGGGCCTGTTAAGGATCTGGCGGATGATTGGGCTCGGGCGATTGTTGCGCTCGATGCTGAGCCAGCTAAAGAAACCCGTGTGTTGAAGGCTGCTGAGAAGCGCTAGTACGGGTTGCCCCCACCGTTTTTCCCTTTTCGCGGTGGGGGTTTTCTTTTGCCGTTTTGACTTGCGCTCTGTTGTATAGTGGTATACAGTAGTTACTAACAACAACGAAAGGGAAAAAAATGACCATCACTAAAATTACAGCCCACACGATTTACATGGACACTTACACAGAAAACGGCCACCGGCTCATTGTCGTCGAATGCACCGAATCCCAGAAGCCAGAATTGGTCGAGTTTGGTCCGGAGAAGGGTTACTACGGATCGTGCCCCTGCGGTAAAGTAATCTAAAGATTACAAGGTCAAGCCCTCGCTTCGGCGGGGGTTTTTCTTTTGCCCCGGAATGGCGAAACCCAGCCGGGTGGAAGTGGGACTTCATTCCTCGACCAATTGCCTTTCAGTAATCGGATAAGTGTTCGCCCCGTACGTTGAAACCGGCTGGGTTTCTTTTGCGAGCCATCGCATTTTATTAAGTTGTAACGCCAGCGTACTGTTTCTCGGAGCCGATGGCAATCTTTCACCTACAATAGAAGCATCCGGCACGCGTCAACGCTCCGGGTAATGGTCAGCGTCAGCGCGATCGTGTTATTTCTATTCATTCAAATTAAGGAGACATTTTTATGTCTGAGTTTGTAAAGCGTCAGGAAGAGCTCCGCGCCAACCTGACCATGCAGATTCGCGAGGTCATTGACGGCGCTGAATCTGAGGGTCGTGGCCTGGACCAGGCTGAACTGACCAAAATCGACCGCATCGAGGCCGACATTGATGCAGCTGCGCGCTCCATCGAGGTTGCTTCGAAGTCTGAAGCTCGCGCTGCTGAGGTTGCAGAAGCTTCACGCGGTTTCCAGGTAGTTGAGGAAGCTCGCGGCGACGCTGAGATTTTCCGCGCAATGGCTCGCGGTGAAATGCGCGGTCACACTTTCAGCCCTGCTGAGAAGCGTGCCCTCGTTGCTTCGGCTAACACTGTGCCCGTCAACTTCCTTGACCAGGTGTTCAACCTTGCCAAGCTGGTAGGCCCGTACCTGGAAACTTCCGAGGTGTTCACGCGCGACAGCGGTGCAGACCTGCGCATCCCTGTGATGTCCGGTTACTCCACCGCTAACGAGGTGACTGAAGGCTCCGCGATCGCTGAGTCGAACCCCACCTACTCGAGCATTCTGTTGCAGCCCGCTAAGCAGGCCTTTATCGTTCAATTGTCTAACGAATTGGTCCAGGACAGTGGCTTTGATATTGAGGCTAATGTTGCTGAGCAGGCCGGTGTTGCTATCGGTACCCGCGCTAACACGGTTATCCACACTGCGGTTACCGCTGTTGCTGGCTCCGGTGTAACCGCTGGAACGACGAACGCTATCACCGCCGACGAGCTCATTGAGCTTGCTTACTCGGTCGATGGCATGGCTCGTATGCTGCCTGGCACTGGCTACATGGTCAACACTTCTACTCTCGGGGCAATCCGGAAGCTGAAGGATGGCAACGGCCAGTACATTCTCGATGTTGTCGCTGGCGGACCCAGCACCATCCTCGGAATGCCTGTGTACGAGAACCCTGCTGTAGCTGACATCGCTACGGGTAACAAGGCCGTACTGTTTGGTCACTGGGGCAGCGTAAAGGTTGCTACCACCGGGCTCGAAGTTGCCGTGTCTAACGACGCGTACTTCGCTAACGACGTGACTGGCTACCGCTTTGTTTACCGTCTGGGCGCTGGCGTGACTCACGCTTCGCACATCAAGTACCTGGAGCTTGCATAAGCTTCTAGGTTTCTAGGCTGAAAGCCCCCGCTGTGTTGTAGGTTCACGGCGGGGGTTTTCGCTATGCTGGGGGCATGCCAACCTACGAAAAAATCAAAGGTCTAATTTCTCTCGCAAGTAATACGCCCGGTGCTCCGACCGGTTATGGCCAGCAGGGGCAGTATCTGGTTGAGCGCCTGATTCGCCACGGGGTCAAGACTTCAGTGTTGTCCAACTATGGCCTCGAGGGTGCGATGGGCACACTGAAATATAAGCACGGCGATGTTGCTCATTACCCGCGCGGGGTTGCCCCGTACTCGCAGGATGTTTTGACGACCTGGCATAACCACTTCAAGGCGCAGAACCCTGGGGTGCCCGATGCGATTATGACTTTGTATGATGTTTGGGTTTACAACGAGTGGAAGAATGACGCCCCTGTTATTGCTTGGACGCCTTTGGACCATGTGACGATGCCGCCGGGGGTTGCCAAGTTTCTAAAGCGGGAAACTGTGACCCCTGTTGCTATGGCTCCTTTTGGTTTACGCCAGATGGAAGAATCCGGTATTGATGGCACTTATATTCCGCACGCGATCGACACTAATGTGTTCAAGCGGACGGATAAGTTCAATGGTCAGCCCACCCGTGAATTCATGGGCGTCGATGAGGACCGCTTTTTGGTGACAATGGTTGCCGCTAACAAGGCTAACGGTGTTATCCACCGGAAGGCTTACGGCGAGAACTTGCTGGCTTTTTCGGCTTTCTTGAAGACTCGACCGGATGCGCACTTGTATTTACATGCTGACCCGTCGCCTGCGACTGGCGGTTTTGATTTAGGGAACCTGTTGGTCGCCTGTGGCATCCCAAGGGATTCGGTTACGATTGCGAACCGTGACCAGCTGCGCGTGGGGTACTCGCAGGAGCACTTGGCTGCTATCTATTCCGCTTCGGATGTTTTGCTTGCCCCCTCTTATGGGGAAGGCTTTGGGGTGCCGACTGTGGAGGCGCAGGCGTGTGGCACTCGAGTGATTGCTTCGAATTGGGCAGCGTCTGCGGATCTAATAGCCGAGGATGGTTTCTTGGTCGACGGGCAGCCTTTTTGGAATGAAACCCAGAAGGCCTTTTTTCAGGTGCCTTTGATGGGGTCGATTGTTTCGGCTTTGCAGCAGGCTTATGATGCCGATCGGGGTTTCTCTGCTGTGTCACGGAAGTTTGCGCTCGGGTTTGATGTTGAGACGGTGTGGGATGAGTATTGGATGCCTTTTTTGAAAGACTTTTTTGATGGAGCTCGCTGACCTTCGGGGCTCTCTTTCTGGCGAGACTGTTTGGGTTCTCGGGTCTGGACCGTCGCTGGGGTTTGTTGACCCGGCTTTCTTTACCGGTAAACACACAATTTCGACCAATTTTGGCGCGTCTACTGTGGGGGTGAACCCTGACTTTGTTTTTTCGCATTATCACGGTGTGGCCGCTGAGTTGCTTTCGGTTTCGGGTGTTGTCGTAACTTTGGAGCGCGACACAGTCACGCAGCAACCGTGGAGCTCTTTTCGCCCCGAGAATCTGGTTTTCGCCCCGCAGGATTCTTATTCGCCTCCGGGCTCCGGGTGGGATCCGTTCACAAGAAATAGACCCCCGGCTGATTCTCTCGCTTATGGGTCGTCGAGTTTGCACGGCGCGATGCACTTGGCTGCGCATCTTGGCGCTGCCCATATTGTTTTGGTGGGGGCTGATTGCGGCACTTTGGATGACGCGCATCGGGTTGATGGTTACCCGGTTGACGGTCACAAGCCGTGGGCTTTGTATAACAAGCACCACCAGTTGATGAAGGCTTGGCTGGTCGATAATTATGGGGTGACGGTTCAATCGTTGAATCCTTTTATTAATTTCAATCTTGAGGGCCACCGGTTTGCGGGTGTTTGATGCTTGAGAATCTTATTGTCCCTGTTTTGAATCGTTACGACCTGTTGCAGCGGATGCTTTCTAGCGTGGATTTCCCTGTGGGGCACTTGCTGGTCATCGACAATGGTGCTTCGGCGGTGGAGGAAGATGTGGAGATTGATGTGCCGGATGTTGTCGAGCACACAACCTATCTGCCGATGCCTGCCAATTTTGGGGTTGCTGCCTCTTGGAATCTTGGCATTAAGTGTTTTCCTCACCATGACCGATGGTTTTTTGCCTCTAATGATGTGGTCTTTGGGGCAGGTGCGCTTGAGAAGCTCTCAGAGGCCCGCTCAGACGCTTTGACTCTCTGTGGGGTGTTTCCCTTTTGGCAGGCGTTTGCTCTTGGCTATGAAGCTGTGAGGACTGTGGGTTTATTCGATGAGGCTTTTTTCCCGGCTTACTTCGAAGACAACGATTACAAACGGCGGGCCTTGAATGCTGGGGTGCCGATTGTGTCGTCTGATTTCCCCGTCACCCACGACAATTCCTCGACGTTGAAGTCTGACCCTCGCTTCGGGGCGCGCAATAGCGAAACTTTCGCCAGCAATATGGCGCATCATGCTTCAAAGGTTGCCGCCGATGATTTCTCTGCTGGCGGGTGGGATGTGGAACGGCGACGCCGTAATGCTTGGGAGCCCGCGGGGTAGAATAGACCCGGAGGGTTTTTATGGCTATAACTAATGGGTACGCGACGCTCGACGAGGTCAAGGCTGCCGCTCGGGTCACTGACAATTTCGATGATGCTTTGTTTGAGACGGCGATCGAGTCTGCCTCACGCGACATCGATGCTTACTGTGAACGGGTTTTCTATTCGGCGGGCACTGCTACTCGGGTTTATATTCCAACGGATATTTACTTGCTCGAGACGGATGACTTGATTTCTGTTTCTGCCGTGAAGTCGGACACAACCGGCGAGGGCGGGTTCAATGAAACTTGGGCGACCACTGATTACCAGTTGGAGCCGCTTAATGGTGTTGCCGGGGGTATTGTTACCCCTTACACGCGTTTGCGCGCTGTCGGGGACTTGCTTTGGCCTATCTATGAGCCGCGTGATATAAATGCTGGTCAGGCTTCGGTTCAAATCACCGGGGTGTTTGGTTTCGAGTCTGTGCCTGTGGCAATCAAGCAGGCCACCATCTTGGCTTCACTCCGAGCGTATAAGCGGTACGAGTCACCGACTGGGGTGCTCGGGTTTAGCGATGTCGGGGTCGTCAGAATCGGTCGCCTCGATCCGGACGTGCAGCGCCTCATTGACCCTTATCGTAAGTTTCGCCTAGCATGAGCATTACCGCAATCCGCACCGAGCTTGCTTCGAACATCGGCAGCATTTCGGGCATCCGCACTTACGCTGATATCCCTGACAACCCTGCTATGCCTGCGGCTGTGGTCACTCTTGCTAACGTCAACTATGACCAGTCTTTCCAGCGCGGCCTGGTGGAATATAACTTTATCGTGACGGTCATCTTTGGGCGGATTGCTACGGCTTCGGCGCAGCGCAATCTTGACGCTTTAATAAGCACTGGCAGCCGCTCTTTGAAGGCGGCGGTAGAAGCAGACCGCACTCTCGATGGGAACGCTTACGACACTCGGGTGACTGAGATGAGTAACGTCCAATCGGCTACAATTGGAGATATAACCTACTTGACGGCGGATTTCGCTGTGACTGTTTACGCAGACTAATAAGGAGAAAAAAGTGGCCAAGTTTGTAGCTACTGATTACAACATCACAATCAATGGGACTGACTTCAGCTCGAGCATCGCTGCGGTCACTTTCGACATCACCGCCGCCGAACAAGAAGTTACTGCTTTTGGTGACAACTTCGTCCAGCGCATTTCTGGTCTTAAGGATGCAAGTGTTTCCCTCGACTTCCACCAGGACTTTGGGGCTTCGTCTGTCGATGCGACTTTGTTCCCGCTGCTCGGATCGCAGGCCACGGTGACGGTTTCGCCTTTGGGCTCCGCCGTCAGCGCTACAAATCCTGCATATTCTGGCGTGTTTTTGTGCACACAGTACAGCCCGATGAGCAGCTCAATTGGCGACTTGGCTACGCTTAGCGTATCCTGGCCCTTGGCCGACGGCGAAATTACAAGAGGAACCGCTTAACCCCATGAATCCCATTAACCTAC